TCACTCCATCGACATATGAGCGATTTCATCGAACTGTGCTTGATACTTTGCAGCGCAGGCAGGGCAAATATGCTGTTCACCGATTTGCACACGAGTTGGCTTACCACAAAAGGCACAAGCCGTTGAATGTTTTGCGACAATTACTTTTCCGTCAGCAGCGGAAATTTCAACCTCCATGCCGATGGGCCAATTAAAGGTTTTCCGAAACTCCTTGGGAATGACTACGCGACCGAGATCATCTATCTTACGAACCGGACCCATTTCAGCCATTTCACAGCACCTCCTTCCGTTATACAGATATAAAAAAACTTACCTTTGAGGTGTGCTCCTCGTGGTAAGTTTAATATTACATTTTTCGTCGAAAAATGTAATGCGGTTGCCACTTTACAAAAACGGTATATCGTGGTATTATAATCTATACCACGGTAAGGGAGGTTTCGCCATGGCTGTTGACAAAAAGGGCACAAAGCAGATTGCGGCCAACAAAAAGGCATGGCATGACTACTTTGTCGAGGAAAAGTATGAAGCGGGCATCGAGCTTGCGGGTACCGAGGTAAAGTCCATCCGTCTGGGGCAGATCAATCTCAAGGATTCCTACTGTTCGTTCAAGGACGGTGAGATTTTCGTGCGCGGCATGCACATTTCGCCGTATGAAAAGGGCAATATCTTCAATAAGGACCCGTTGCGCGTGCGTAAGCTGCTCATGCACAAGCGCGAGATCGTCAACCTGTTCAGCAAGACCAAGCAGGACGGCTATTCGGTCATTCCGCTGGCGGTTTATTTCAAAAGTTCGCGTGTGAAGGTTGAAATCGGTTTGTGCAAGGGCAAAAAGCTACACGATAAGCGTGACAGTATCGCCGCACGCGATGCAAAACGCGAGATGGACCGTGCGATGAAAGAGCGTAATCGTTAATCAAAAAATGGAAAAGCTGAGAGCAGAATCATTCTCTATTCTCAATTTTCCATTCTCCATTTCAAAATGGGGCCGTAACGGGTTCGACGGGGGTGTTGAAGCCGGGATAGCGGGCCGCAGTGGGGATCTGCGATAAAAGCTCCAACTGTTTATAAATTAAACAACAACAATTATACTCTTCAGGCTGCCTAATTAGGCTTAGCCCGTCGGCTCAGAGAGGACCACGGCTCAGAGACCCGGCGTCGATTAGTGGTGAACGTGTACGAGGTAAGAGTTGCCCTCGTCATGTAAAATGACTCTACCAAAACGGTAAGCCTGTTTGCCGGCGTACCGCGGCGGGAATCTTAATCGACAAACTGCGCCCGGAGAAGTCCTCGTGGATGCGCTTTCGGACAGGGGTTCAACTCCCCTCGGCTCCACCAAAGCAGAGCCAGACGAACCATGCAGGTTCGCCTGGCTTTTGTTCTGCTCCGACGATCTATATGGTCAGCGATGTTTTCGTCTTGGTCTGCCCGTTCAGCCATGCTCGGAAATAAGAAAAGCGGCTACCGCACAGTTTCTCTGCTGTGTGGTAGCCGCTTCGTTTTTCGTCATAGCCATAACCTATTTCGTTATATTCTACCAAAACCCTGCGGAATTCTAAAATTGTTGTTAGAATCTACCGTAAAGGAGCATGGCTATGATTAGGATTTTACTGTCCACCCGGCTTGGCGAGCGGAGGTGGACGCAAGCTGACCTTGCGAGGGCAACAGGCATTCGACCTTCGACAATCAATGACCTGTACCACGAGATCGCTGAAAGGGTCAACCTGGAGCATCTCGACCTCATTTGTGAGGCGCTGGGGTGCGAGCTGTCAGATCTGATGATCCGGGAGGAAAACCCGGATGTCAGAGTCAAATCGCGCACCGGCGCGGATATACATAGCAAGCGTTAAGCCTGCTCCAAGGCCTCGGGCGTTTAATCGTCCGAGGCCTTTTCTTTTTCTTCTGCATCAATGATGATCTGCTGACCGTCCGGAAGGATGACTGCCAGCCTGCCGCCGCAGAATTCGGCAGCTCTTGCGAGGTCGTTGGCGGACCAGCTCCCCCGATTCATTTTGTTGCTCATCGTCTGTTTGCTCATTCCGAAACTCGCAGCCAAGTCAATCTGTTTCTTTCCGCAGAGAGCCAGAAGCCCCTTAACCTTGTCAGACACCGACATATTGCATGGCCTCCTTTCTGTACTTTACATAGTACATCGTTTGAATGGACTTGTCAACTAAAAAAGTTTGAAAATAAATCAAAAAAGTTTATCAAAACCGTTGACAAGTAAATCAAAATGGTGTACTATAAGCATGTAAGGAAGAGGAACAAAACTCTTCGGAAAGGAGGAGCGGCCGTTGGATAGAGAAGAAAAAAGAGCCCTGCAAGAGCTACTGAAAATCTTGAGTGATCACCCCGAAGTTGCAGAACGGATAACGATCACGATCAAGCCCAACAGTAAGCCCAAGCAGGGCAAGCAACCAGAGGACTAACCCCGGCGCTGAGAGGGAGCGGGAAGCTCCCCTCCCTCTCAGTATAAAGCCCTGGGCGAAAAAATACAAGGAGGAAAACAAAGTGAAGCAGTACAGAATTAAGGGAACGTGGTATACGATAAAGGCCAGTTGTATTAGACGGGCCCTCCTGAAACTGGTGGACGCTGATGGTGATTTTACTTATAAATCGCATTGGTATACGAAAAGCCGCCGCAAATCATGGGCCGAATTTGAGACTGGCTACGGCTATAAAGGAATTTTGGAAGAGGTATAAATTATCGCCCGCCCCGGAGGTTACGAGGGCAAAGGAGGATATCATGCACATCATCAGCTTTGCCATTAAGCAGGCCGGACAGACAATCGGCAATACCCCTATCCGAGAGCAGGCAGTTGGGGCGGCCAAAGCCCGCGCCCAGCAGACGCGATTCCCTGTTTCCGTAATTGCCCACTGTGACACTGGCAAGGAGATAGAGGTCATCTTCCACCCTGACGGCACCAGCGAACGGATTAGAAAATAATCGGCACCGCCTGACCTATCGGACCTACGGGGAGAAAGGACACGACCATGAACAAAATCCGCAGAAAGAGCCTGCAGAGCATTATCGACCAGCTGGAGGAGCTGAAAGGCAGCCTGGAAGACCTCCAGGCTGAGGAGGAAGAGTACCGCGACAATATCCCTGAGAATATGCAGGAGAGCGAACGCTATGAAAAGGCAGACGAGGCCTGCGACAACCTCTCCGAAGCCGTAGATAACCTGGAGGAAGTCATCAGCAGCATCGAAGCTGCCATTGAGTGAAAGGAGACATCATGGACGACAAGATCATCATTGACCGCATGGACGCGGAGGAATTTCTCTCCATGCTCACGGACGCCGCAATGCAGGGAGACAATGTGACCCAGTATTACAGCACCACGCAGATCATCGAGAACATCGCAAACGAGTTTAAGGATCTCTGCAAGCTGTGAAGCAGAAGCTGACCTATCGGCACGACGGGGAGAAAGGAACAGCTATGACCTATCTCGAAATCCTCGGGTGGGCTCGCAAGGGCCTACAGGCTGAAAAAGTGAACTACCGCCAGATGCAGGAAAAGGCGCTGGAGGGACAGGCGCACGACATCGCCGGTCATTGTCAGGAGCGCATCGACGAGCTGGAGGTTAGACTTGCGACCCTCGACGAGATTGAGGATTTGCACAACAGAAAGTGAGGATGCATCATGGAGAATAAATCTTGGACGGTCACTTATCGCAATCGTGACAATGGCCAGCGGATTACCTGCACCGTATTTGCGCAGGATCGGCAGAAGGCGCAGGAAAGGGCCGGAGCTGACGAGCAGATTGGCGGCTGTGAAGTGTGGGAAGTCGAAAGCGTCGAGCCGCACGAGGAAACGCTGGCGCGGATTCTTGTTTCCGAGTTCGCTGAGAAGCAGCAGGGCGGGCATTTTGCCTGCCCCCGCTGTGGGAAGATGACGATGGACGCGGAGATCGTCACGCGCAATGCTCTGAGCCGCAGGGCAACGGTCTACATCTGCGATTCCTGCGGAATGGCAGAAGCAATGGAGGATATGGCGAACAGCCGCACCCCGCTGACCGCATGGGCTATCGTCGCCGCGCCGGGAAACTGGCGCATGGAGGAAGGAGGCAATGAGTGTGAAGCGTGACGACGAGCTGATGTTCTACACAGAGTGCTGGCGTGAGCTGAGGAGTTTTCTTACAGAGGTCGTGCGAGACAACACGGGAGAATATCCCTTCGCGCAGGATGTCTTGAATCTGATGCGCAGCATCGAACGGAAATACGAGGGGTGCTGATATGAGCAAATCTTGGACGCCCGAGGAGCTGGCTTCTGCCAGTGCCGCGATGAAAGCGGAGGGCCACATGAGCTACGAGGAGTTCTGCGCCGCGCCAGTGCTGCGGCTGGAACACAGAGGCCGCGACAGCTGGGGTCGCCCCGTCTACGAGTGCGACGGTCGGCTCTATGTCGATGTCGACCCGCGCCGGAGCAGACAGGCCGACATCTGCACGAAGCAGGGCAACGCCTTCGACGGTGAGCCCTGCGACCCCGTGCCGGAAGGAACGATCATTGAGTTTGTTCCAGCACGGGACACATGGGATTTTTGAAAGGAAGGCGCGGTGGCCACGCGCAAGCGCCTCTCTCGCCGCCGTAGGTGAGTTGCAACACGCCCTTTACATCGAGGGAGGGTAGACGCACACCCAAGCCGCGAAAAGCGCCACAGCGCCCCATAAACGCGAAAGCGCTGAAAAACAGAAAAAGCCCCCTCGACAGGACGGTAAAATCCTGCGAGGGGGCTTTCATTGTGCGGGGCGGCATTCAGATGGCGGGGCTGTCGATACTGCCGTCGTTATCCGTGTCGGTCCGGAAGTTGTTTGCCTTGGCTGCCTCAAAGGTGATTCCTCCGCGCTTGTGGTCGGACTTCGCAAGCGAGAGGTAGCCGTTTGCTCCGGCGATGATGATCGCCTCGCCAACGCCGGTGGCGGCGGTGAGCCATGCAGCGGCGGCGGTATAGCCGCTCTTGATGCACAGATACATGAGGAACAGGCATTCCTGAACGATCAGCAGACCGGCCAGCATCGCCAGCAGGCACACGACCTTGCTCCATTCGACCTTGCGCTTCTTCGCGGCTCTGCGCTTGCGCCTTGCCATCAGCTCAGCCCAAACTTCTGGGCGAAGCGGTAGAGGACGGTTGCGAACTGCTCGCGGGTCAGGAAGTCCTGCCACATGAAATTCGCCTCGCCGTTGGGGAGCTTGCTGCCGCCGACCAGCAGGCCGGTTTCCTCAACGAACTTCCGGCCGTCCGCGCTGAAATTGCCGCAGTCATTGTCCTGCAATTCCGCGCGGTAGGCATTCATGGCAACCTTGAACATTTCGTTGAATTTGTCCTGAGTGATCTCTGCCATTTCTTCTTCCTCCTTTACGAGCGACCAGTCCGGCGTACCGTAGCCGCCGATCTGCGCGTAGTTAATCGAATAGCTTTTGTCGCGTACCATGCCGCCGTTCGGAACGACGCCGGGGGCGCTGGAGGTATTCCCTTCGATGGTATATACCCTGCCGCCGGACACCTTCTCGACGAGGCCGGTGTGATACATGGATTTCCCTCCGTCGTTGGTGAAGAAAATCTGATCCCCCGGCTGGGGGTTGCTCTTGTGGAAACGGCCGACCGCACGATAATAGCCTGCCGACTGAGTGCAGCCGGCGCCGTACCCGCCCATCGGCTGATTCGTCATCTTCATGGCGACGCTGAGGCCGAAGGTCGTGATATAGCACCAATCAACGAACATATCGCACCAGGCGTAGCCATTTTTCGGGAAGTTGTAAACGCCGAGGCCGTCAAGAAATGCTGCATACTTCGTCCAGTTCCCGCTTCCGGCATTGGCGGTCTTATCCTCCAACTGGGAATTGGTGGCCTTTTCGATGTAGCCGATTTCAGCTCTGGCCGTGGCGATCACTCGCTCAATAGCGGTCATGGGTCATTCCTCCTTCGGAGCGTCGGGGGATTCGTCAGTTTTTCCCTCCGGCAGCGCGGCCGACATCTGATCTGTGCCGGGCGTTGCGGTCAGCAGCATATCTTTCAGCTTGCCGATCACGTCAACGGCATAGGCTGTGAACGCCGCCAGCATGACAAGCGACACCGCCGTCATCAGATTCACGGTCTGGCCGCTCACCTCCACCACCATCAGATCAGGGTTGAGGAACCCGGCGCAGTAGACCGCAATCAGCGCCAGAGCGATCACGCCGCCCTTGATGCAGCCGTTGCGGAACTTTACCAGATCCCATTCACAGGCGATAATGGCGTTGATGGAGCCGAGGGCGATATTGGCGGCGATTAGAAGCACCAGTCCGACAGCCAGCCGGATACTTGCCATATCCAGAAAATTCACGGTGACTCCTCCTTACTGCAAAAAGTCGTTGCTGTCCAAGCACCTGCGATATATCGTCTTGATTCGGTCGCTGGTCAGCTCTGTTACATTGTTTTCAAACTCCGGGTGATCATCACAGTATCGTTCGTAGGCAGCGATGTCCCGGAGCGTTTGGTCGAAATGATCTTTGGTGTGGCGCTCGCCGTGGAGACATTCATCGCCGAAGCGTAGAATGCGCGCCCGGCAGTTGACAGCCTTTTCCTCGGCCATGCCAGACCGAACGCACTGCAGCTCGCTTTCGAGCTTTCCGACCTTCTCCAAGACCTCGCTGTTGATAGCGCGCCCGAAAGCCTTTGCTATTGCAGACCACGGATTGATTTTGATGGGGGCGAGCTGGAGCAGCGTCAGCAGCACAAACAGCGCACTTCCTCCACCAAACAAAATCTCCTTGAGCGTCATCTCTCAATCCTCCTCTGCGCGTGATAAGAAGGGCAGCCCCGCAAAGGAGCTGCCCTCCGTATCAATGCCGTGGTCAGACGGTGACTTCGAGATCTGCCAGGATTTCCTCGACCTGCTTCCGAATCAGATTCGGAACCTGGTCGATGGTCTTCTTGCCCTTGACGATCAGGGTCGCGTAGACAACTGCCATAACTGCTACCTCCTTTCCCATCAGAATGTATAAAAGAAGGAGCCGAAGGCTTTTCATAAGCCCTCAGCTCCATTCTTGCTATTTTCGAGGATTTCCCGGACAGCCGCTCGCAGCGGGTCGGGAACTTCCTCAATCGTCTTTTTCCCTTTGCGGATCAGGTCTGCATAGACCTTCACCATGTAATTGCTCGCCATCGGTTACTCGCCTCCTGTTGTAGATGTCACGGCGACGATCTGTTCGTAGACATCGCATAGCGCCATCTGTGTATCGGTGACCTGCCCCTCAAGGCTCGTCACCTTTTCCGTCAATGCCGCCTTGTCAGTTTCCAGATCGGCTACCTGCTGCTGCAGGGCGGGGATGGTTTTGCCCTCCGCCTCGCATAGCTTGGCCTGCGCCAGATAACCGGTATAGTTGCCGAGGATGTCGTCGCTCAGGCCGTCGTACATCTCCAGCTCCAGATGGTATTCGTCATACTGCCATCCGCTGACGGTCAGCTCGTCCCGCTTTTCCTCGAACGGCTCGGCGTTCTCATAGAAGCGTACCAGGGCTACCCCCGGCTTATTAGGCTGCTCCTCCAGCGAGAAAGCGTTGCTGGGCGCGTTGTCGCCTCTTACTCTCATTTCGCACGACCTCCTTCAGGTGTTTTACTCCAATCGGGTCAATGTACTTCACCCGAATTGTATGGCTATTGCAGTGTTTCAGTTGCCCGGCGCGGCTCAGCAGCCCGGAGGCCTGGGCGAACATGATGGGCTTTCCCGCGTCAAGCCGCTTCTTCACGCGACGGCATTGGCGGGTGAAGCGTAGGAAATTGCGCTTACGCAGAATGATATGCGTCCGGGAGAAGCGATAGCCGACCGCGCTCACCATGCGCTTTGCCGTGGGGTAGATCTGCCAGTTGGCTTTCATCTCCAGTCCGAGCCGCTGCTGCATGAACGCGGCAATCAGCTTCCGCGCCTTATGCAGTTGCTTCTTGTTCGGCCCGAACAGAGTGATGTTGTCCATGTAGCGGGTCATGTACTTCACGCCGGGCAGCGTCATGATGTACCGATCCAGCGGCTCCAGATAGAAGTTCGCCAGCCATTGGCAGATGTAGTACCCGATAGCCAGCCCGCCGCCGCAGGATTCGATGATGGAATAGACCGTCCGCAGAAAGCGCTTGTCCTTGATCTTCCGCGCCAGCGCCCAGATCAGCCGCTTGCCGGAGATGCTGGGGTAATACTGCGCGACATCCAGCTCGGCGGCATACTTCGTCCCCTTCGGGTCATTGCGGAGCACGCTGCGGATCTTCTTGTGGATTCGCTTCCCGCCGCGCCCGGGGATGGACGCGCAGGACCACGGGTGCATTCCGCGCATCAGCACCGGCTTCATGGCCGTGACCAGCATCCATTGAATGATGCCGTCCGGCCAGAACGGGACCATTTTGATCTTCCGGTACTTCTCGCTGCTCTCATCGTAGATCTCCCTGACCTTCGGCACCGAGGGGACAAAGCTCTCGGTCGCCACCAGCTCATAGGTGCGCTCCACATACCCGTCCAGATCTGCCATTACGCGGGCAATGTCCTTTCGGTTTCGCCGTCCCTTGGATGCGTCCAGTATGACAGCGCGAATGAATTCCCGGTCAACCATCTTGTCATAGAGATAGCCGACTCTTTTCGGCATAGGATTTTCCCTCCGTCCTTGTTTGCCTGCGAGATTGTTCGAGCCGAAGCCTACTAAATCCCGTCCTATGCGGCAATATTTTCACCAAGCGGTGCGGGAAAGCCTGCGCGAGTAAAGAGAAAAACAAGTGGTCGCGCACCGACGTTCGAGTTCGAGTCCGACGAGGAGTTGTTCGCGTTGAAGTAGAAAAGGCCGGCATTGCCGCCGTTGTTCCAGTTGCCCCCGACGTGGAGGACACGCCAGCCAGAGTTGTAGTAGGCGTAGCGAACAGAGCCTCCGGTGCATGGCGCAGGCAGTCCCGAAGTCAATTATACCCTCTGGATGCCGCCCATTCGGAAAAACGGAAGAAAATAACGAAATAGGTTATTTTCAAAAAATCGTGTCGACGGGGCTTCGCCCCGTACCCCTTTTCTCTTTTGGGCTTTCGCTCCGGCCGCCAGCCGGTGCAGCGCCGGAAGCTCCGGGGGCTGCGGCCCCCGGTCCCCCATTAGGGGTGGAAAAGGAGTCGCGCACCGACGTTCGAGTACGAGCCCGACGAGGAGTCGTCCGCGTTGAAGTAGAAAAGGCCGGCATGGCCGCCGTTGCCCCAGCCGCCCCCGACGTCGAGGACACGCCAGCCAGAGCTGTAGTAGGCGTAGTCCGGGATGTAGGTCGTTTCGCTGCCTCCAACCTCGGAGGGGAAGAACGCCCACGGCATATTGCTGGACATTCCGAGCGCCTTGATGTAGCCGTCGCTCTGGACCTTCGTGCCGACATTGGTGTAGTTGGTCGAGGTATCGTCTGCGTAGTTTTCCGGGGTGGTGCATACATAGACCGTGCCGGCGGAGAAGTTGACGCCATCAATCCACTCGAAGATATTGCCCCAAGGGTTTTCAATATGGCGGTACTGCACAGCGGTCTTGCCATCCGTGCCGGATGCGCGGCCGGTATGGTAGGTCATGCTGTCCGTGCCGCCGGAGTTGATTGCCGAGCTATTGCTATCGACATAGCCGCGCCCGATTTTGCTCTGGCTGTCCCAGTCGGAAAACTCCACCAGATAGAGCAGCCAGACCGCGCACCAAGACGCGAAGTCATACTCGCTCCACTTACTCCCCTTTCCTCTGGCACCAGAACGAGCCGATGCGCGGGTCAGGTTGACCAGCGGCGCAGCGCCGGTCTTGGAATAATGGCCGGAGATCGTGTTGTAGCGTCCGACATACTTGCCGGAGCCGGGGTGCTTGGAAAAGCCGCTCTTGGCCTTGTCCGCAATGTAGTAATACCGTTTCTTGTTGGTCGTGTCGTTCACGATGCGGAAGTAATATTCCGGGATAAACACGACGGTATCATAGCTGCTGCGGGAAAAGCCGCTCTGTCCCTTCTTGTAGCTTACGGCATTGTTGATGATGTTGTACTCTTCCATGCCGCTCCACGGGAGATAGTTGTCGAAGGGTGAGCTGCCGGCGCCGGTGCCGACTGCGGGAGCGGGATTGGTCGTGATGTTGACATTGACAAGGCCGTTGGGATCATTGGATTTCGTCAGACGGGTCAGCGCCGTGGATTGTGCGCCGTAGTTCCAGCATACGCCGAATACTTTCACATAGGAGAGCTCCAGCGCATAGCCGGTATAGGAACTGCATGCGGCGCTGCCGGTGGCCGTCTCGCCGTTCTTGGTGGCAGTGACGCTCCACGTGCCGGTGTTCGGCAGGTAGAACTTTGCCGTTCCGCTGCTGGTGGCCGTGAGCGTGGTGGAGCCGTTGACCGCCTTGACCGTAGAGCCGCTGTCGATGGTGACGGTGAGGGTGCAGAACTTCACCGTTGCGGTGTAACTGCCGCCGGAGGTCGACACCGCCGCAGACGCCGTGGACGAGGATACCCCGCTCTTGGTGGCCGTCACGGAATAGGTGCCGGCATAGTTGACGGTCAGTGCACACTTGCCGTTGCTGCCGCAGATGCCGGTATACTGCTTCGTGCCAAGCGTGGCGGTCACGACTGCGCCGGATTCCGCCGTTACGGTCAGCGTAGCCGCGAAGTAACTCAGCGTCACCGCGTACTGCTTGACCTGATCCACGACCACAGTCTCGGTGGCGGTGGTCTGCCCGTTCAGCGTGGCATACAGCGACCATGTACCGTAGCCAGGGAGATCAAAAACGCATTTACCGCCGACGCTGGTGCCGTCAGCGTAGTCTCGCCGTTCGTACAGGTGATAGCCGATCCGGTGGCAACAGAGACCTCCAGCTGTGGAGCCACGCCGCCGCCCTTGGGCTTTTCCCATGTATATACGCCGGTCTGATCGTTGGCTGCCGTGCAGTAGAAGGTCTGCATGGTGTCTGTGTTCAGATACGACTGGCCGACCGAGCCCTTCGTGCTGGAGGTCGGATCGGTCTTGCCGGTGAGTGGCTTACTTCCGTCCAGCCCCTTGGAGAGCGTGTCGAGGTCGCCGGAAACGCCATCAAGGAAGGTGTCGAGCTTCTGCCCGTTGTAGGTCAGATCGGAGGCATCGCTGGCGCCGGAGAGCTCCCATTGATATTTGCCGCTGCTGTCCTTGCCCTTGCAGACATATTCCTTGCCCGTAGCGCTGTCGTAGTAGTGCTGCCCTGCGGTACCCGCAGTGGTGGCTGTCGGCGCGCCTGAGCCTGTTGCAAGTGGATAGCCGTAGTCTTTTCCGGCCACCGCCGCCGAGAGATTTCCCGCGCCGTCGCCCATCAGCAGACCTTTGACCATGATCTTGTCCTGCTTGGTGCTGACGGCCTGCGTAATGGCGGTCGTCATGTCTCCCTGCGTGACGCAGGCGCTGGTGTCAACCGTCATCGTCCATGTGCCAGCGTTGGAGCTGGAGATCAGCGCGTAGAAGGTATAGACGAAGTCCGGGGACTCCGTTTTGCTGGGGATGGGAATGCCGTCCTCCAGCTGGAAGAGCGCGATCATGGTGGTGTTTCCGCCCGTCACGCTGGCCCATACGCCGAACTGATTGAGCGTGTATGCCGTCGTCGGCGCGGCGATGCGAATCTTCAGACGGATGCCGCCCGTGACCTGTTCACCGCCCAGCAGACTTGCCGTCTGCTTCTGACTCACAAGGGCCGTCTGCGCCATCATTGCCGCAACCGCCACGGCACCCTGCCCGGCAGCCGCGCTGTCGAAGTTCAGAGCTTTTTCATTCACCCACTCATTGAGCAGGCTGTTTCCGGCGTTGGTAATGACGCCGTTCCATGTTGCCATAGTAGGACACCTCCGTTTTAGTATCTGACGGCCGTTGCTCCGTCCGTGAACTCGCTTCCGATGCAAGCTGCGCCAAAGTACACCGCGGCCGCACCGCCCGCATCGTAATATTCGACCTCATCGAGAATGGAGCGCAGATTTTTGTAAAAGGCCACGCGGTCAAGGACGCGCTGGTGTCGGGCGGGGTCAACATCTTCGTAGGTGGCGTCGATCAGCAGCTTGAAGTGGTACGGATCGCCGCCGTACTCCCACCATTCGCTGACCTGCGTATCGGGGTAGATGGCGGAAATCGCCATGACGACTGCCGCCTTGGTTCCGAGCCTGCGATGAACATTCCAGGAGTCCTTCAGCGTCTGCCTCTTCTCCTCCAGTGTGTAGTTGGCATCCCACCAGTCAACCTTGAAATCGTGGGCCAGAATGTCCAGTAACTCGTTTGGAAGCTTGTCGATCTGCGCGTAGATGGATACACGGCCAATCTCGTCCACGCGCGCGGACAACACCTCGGCAACAGCTGCAGCCAGCGCTGCCATATTTTCGTCATTGGCGAGGACTGCCGGCAGGGATGCCAGCAGATTTTCTTTCGTGATGCCGTGCGCGTTATTCATCTTCGTAGCCCCCATTTGTTGCGGTGACGGTGCCAACCGCCGCGACCTGCGGGACGGTATCATCAGAGCCGTCGCGCAGCACCGTAAAGGTTGGGCTGGTCAGAGCCACACGCTTGATGCCAGTCTGCATAAGCTTTCCGATCAGCACAGAGGGGTTGATGTCGCGCCCAAGTTTCCCGCACTGCCACGCGGTATATTCCTCCACAGCCCGATCCACCGCTGCCTTAATCTCGGTGGAGCTGAGGGGTGAGTCCTTCGGCACATAGTAGGTAAAGGTGATGTTGTAGCTCATCTTCTGCGGGTCTTTCACCGATACCTTGTCCGTCAGCGGGCGTACCGTGTCGGCGTTGCAGGCGGCAAGGACGGCGTTCTTGATCTCTGTGGTGGCGATGGTACCGTCATCCATCAGCACATATAGGTCAACGGCGCCATCGCTGGGGCTGTTGGCTACCACATCCGCGATCTCGGTGCTGACCTGCTTGGCGAAGTAGATATACCCTCCCTTGGCTCCAGCTGTGCTGAATGCGTCCTGGCTGGCGCGCATCAACTCATAGAATTCATCGTCCGTGGCTTGATCCGCGCCGTCGTCGCTGGCTGTGATGTTCTCGCAGCTCTCGCAGTAGTCGAACAAATCGACAAAGGTGTTGATCTGCCCGGCCGCGTAGCCGTTTCCGACTGCTCCGGCGGTCTGGCAGCGGATCTGCGCATCGGCATAGGTAGCGCCGATAGCAACATAGGCGTCGGCAACCGTTTCCCATGTCAGCGTACCGCTGGCATCGGTGACGCGCGTTCCGGCCGGAATGAGGATCGCCGTAGTCTGCGCTTCGGAGATATGGAAGCGTTCGGTGCAAACGGCGGGCTGCGCCGCCGGGCGCTGCGTGACATAGAACAGCTCTGCCAGAGCATCAAGGTTTTCGCCCTCGGCGCGGCTGGGGATGTTCTGATTGCCGGTGTAGTTGTTCAGCCCGCGCTCTTGGATCACCACGGCGGCAACAAACTGGATAAACAGCTTTTCGGGGCTGGCGGGTTTCACACTGACGCCGGTGATTTTTTCGTAGATAGAGATCAGCAGGGCCTCGACCGTTTCCGTGTCGGTCGCCACAAACTGATACTCGGTATTTCTGTCACTCATTGATGATGTTCACCTCCACGGTAGGGATAAGCCTGCCCGGAGCGGCTTCATCGACCGCGAAGGTCACATTTACCACTTCGGCGCGGGGCTCGTATTCCTCCACAGCCTCTTTGACCTCGGAATACATCATAGGCATTGCTACCGGCACGGGCTTATCCAGAAACTTCTGCGGCAGGCCGAAGCCACGATACAGCGGGCAGGAGCCTTGCCGGGTGGAGAGGATAATGGCGATATTTTGCAGCACCGACCGCACGGTGTCCGTCTCATTGAGCCGTACTGCGCCCAGATCTGCCGCCGTCACCTTGTAGCTCACGCACTCACCCCCTCAGATATTCTTGCAGGCTGACGGACACGGTTGCGCTGGTGACATTCCCGCGCCCGTCAAAGGTCTGCATCTTCATCTTGTGATCGAGAACAGACCAGCGGTATTTGCCGTAGCCCTTATTCCCGATCACCAACGGGACGGCGATGCCGCCGCGCTCGTAATTCCAAAGCTTTACGACCTCTGCAATCGGGTCCACGCCAAGGTAGGCAGAGAGCACGATGTCAAAGGTCATCTTGTCTGGGTCAAGGCCGGTAAACTCCGTGAGGGCGTGTGTGCCGTGCCGCTGGTGCGTCGAATACCGGGCAGACCCCGACCACGTTACATTGTTGATTGTTTCAACGGTCCGGTCGGACACCGTAAAGATGATGTCGCCCAGACAGCCGACCTGTCCCATATCAAAAACCTCCTAACACAAAGCCGTCGCCATTGAATACCGGCAGATACAGGCAGAGTACGCGGTCATTCACCTTCGGCATCCAGTAGGTCAGATGCGAGCCAGGTAGATGGTCGTGCGCGGGGTAGGTGCTGGCCGAGCCGCCGCCGGTAAAGGTGTCCGTGATGTCGTGGGTGTGCTCTGCGTCCGGCTTAATGTAGAAATTCGCGCCGTAGTGCTGGATCACATAAAGCCAGTCCGAAATAATACCCGTGTCCTTGAACTTCACGCGGGCTTTTCGCTTACCGCTGTCAACGGCTGTCACCGTGCCGACCTGCACCAGCCGCGAGAGGATTGCTTCGTCGTTCATCAGTAGCCCTCCAATACCCGGCGCAGCTTGATCTGCGTGGTGTAGCCGGACGAGCCGATGGCGTGCGTGGCTTGAGAAACAATATATTTCCCGTCCCACGCGCCCCAGCCGGTCAGCATTACCGTGACACCTGCAACAATGTCCGGATTCCCCGGCAGCGTAAAGGTGGCCGTTTTCGCGTATTTGTTGTGCAGCCGCAGATACTTCTCCGCCTTGGTTTTGGCCTCGGCAACGCTGGCCACCTTCGCGGTGATCTCCAACTGCTGGTTGTTCTTCGATTTTTCGTTGTAGTCATCGACCTTGGCTGTGGCTTCAATACACTTGCCCGTGCCGGGGTCGGTATAGCTGACGCGGCAGGAGGCATACTGCGTTTCCGCCGTGCCAACATTCAGCTTGTGCTTGGTGTAGCTCCCGCTGCCGCGGGCGATGGTCAGCACTGCTGCCTTCTTCTCGTAATCCGCCTGGTCGAACAGGACGATTAGATTGTTGGTAGCTTTCAGCGATATGCCTGCCTCACGGCAGAGCTGGGAGAGGAATGCGATGTCGCTCTGCTTGTACTGCTCCACGCGCCCATAGGACGGGTCGCTGTTGGAGAGGTACATACAGGTCATGCCGTTCGCCGCTGCCATTTCATTGGCGATGCCGGAGAGCGTATAGGACTCCCACGCCTTGGAACGCTCCGTCTGACGGATCTGCGCGCTGTACGGCAACGCCGTTGCCTTAATGGTGATGGTGTTGGGCGGGCCGGAGGCGTCAACGCTGTCCAGCTCAAACTGTCCGCAATCCAGAACCTTATCCCTGCCGCCACCGTTCCAGTTCTCCCGGATAAAGACCGCGCTAATCTTGAAGCCAGTCTTTTCTGCGGCGGAAGATGCCGGGGCGGAAGCGTCTCCGCCTCCGCCATCGGCTTCCTTGATGTACGATGCGCTGACATAGGCGGTCTTGCCGTTGTAGCTGACCTTTGCCCAGCCGTTTTCGATGCCCTCGACATGCAGCTCCGTTCCGCAGACCACAGTGCCGTACTTGCCGTAGCTGGTGCTGGGGCCGGAGCGGATATTCAGCCCACTCTTGGCGGTGACCTTGTAGGCCTTGGTTCCGCTGCCTGCGGCGGCTGTGGAGCCTCCGGCAGAGGCTGCTGCGTCGATGGCGTCGGCCAGCCACTTTTTCAGCCATATATCATCGCGGTCCTGAAGCTTGAGCTGCAGGTCGTCACTCTCGTCCTCCTCCTTGTCGGTGTAGGTGGCAGAGAGAAGGTAGGGGCGCATACTGCCGGTGATGTCCGCGCCTTGAAAGAAAATCTGCGCCGATACGCGGCGCGCCTGATTGGGATTGCTCATCCTGCCACCTGCTTCCACGGGGGCATGGTGGCATTGACCTCCTCCACGGGGTCGGGCAGTTTCAGAACGATCCCGGCTGGGAAGGTGTAGTAGCCGAGGTGCTGAGGGTTCAGATTCATCAGCTTGTCGGTGTACGCCACGCTTCCCAGCTGAGAGAAGGCAATGCTATCCCACATATCGCCCTGAATGGTGGTGTAGGTCTTACTCACTTGTAGGCCCTCCTTCCGGCGTCGATGCCCGCCTCTTCCATGACTTCGAGAACACGCTCGGCAAACTCGTCGCCATAGTCGCGCAGAGCTTCTACTGCCTCCGGCGTCGCATTGCCCTGAATCTGGAATACGACCTGAAGTGATACGCCGCTGCTTCCTGCGCCGGGCTCTGCTGAAAGCGCATCGCCGCCCCGGATCGCGTGTAGCGCCTGGAGCAGCTGCGGGGCAAAGGTGACCGCCTGTATCTCCATGCTCTCGCGCATGGCGGCGGTTTCCTCGGCGGTCATGACCTGCTCGCCGCCGTTGAAGTAGACCAGCTCGGGGCCGTGCTCGCCGACAAGGGCAAAGCCGGGTGCGGCGGACTGCGTGCCGACCGCATAACCAGGAATGCTTCCCGCTGTGCCGGTGCCAGAAGTGGACAGCGCCGCCTTTGCTGCGTTGGCAATTCGGGTATATGCAGCTGTGACCTGCGGCAGCATGGAGGTCGCGCCGTTGATAAAGCCCTGAATGGTGTCCTGCGCGCTCTGGCGTGCCTCGTCGCTCAGATTCATGGCTTCGATGTCTGCGGCAAGCTCCGTCTGAAGCTCGTCCATCGTGTTCGTGAAGTCTGTCTTTAGGTCGGCAATGCTGCCGGAGGCATTCTGCTGCTCCTGCTGCAAGGTCTGCCAGTTGGCTACCATCGCGGCAAGCTCTTCATCCGTGGCAGATGCCATGCCCGCCACGGCGTTCACGCTCTCAGAACTTCCGTCAGCAAAGCTGGCGATCACATCGCTCAGCCCCTCAATGTCGGCGCTGCGCTCCGTGAGGGATTGCAGGTTGGTGTTGTAATTCTGCCAATAGGCAATCTGGCTTTCCAACGCGGAATTGATGCTGCCCGCGCTCGTTGCAACGACCGCTGCGGCCTCGTCCCAAAGCTGATACTGTCCCGACACGCTCTCATAGGCGGCGTTGTATGCCTCGGTATAGGCTTCCGTGAGGGCGTTGATTTTCTCCTGCACGCCGGAAATCACATCCTGGAACTCCTGCGCCTGTGCCGCAGCTTCCTCAGAACCCCCTGTCCCGTCATCCATAGCGGCGGTCAGATTTTTGACAGCCTCCTCTGCAAGCGCGATCTCCGCCTCAGCATCGGCCACAGCTTCCGCGTCATCGTCCATGGCTTTCTGATAATTCCGAGCTTGGGCTTCTGCGGTGGAAATCTCGTCATTGATGTCATAGAGAGAATTCTGGAGGTCGTAATACTCCTGGCTGAGAAAGCTTGTGGCATCAGCCATGCCGTAGTATTCCTTGTTGTAATCCTCGGCCTGCTTTGCGGCATCCGCCCACAGCTCGTCCATGCGGTCGAGCGTGTCATTGTATTTCTTATTGGCGGCTTCAAGGTCATACTGCGCCCGGGTAAGGCCGATGCTGTTTTCTTCGGCCTCGATCAGCACGGCGGAATACTGGGAATACAGCTGGGTCAGCTGCTCCTGGTACGCCTTTTGCATGGCGTTCTGCTTCCATGCTTCCGTATTGGCGCGCAGCGCGGCGGTGCCGCCCTCAATGGTGTCGGTTTCGAGGTCAATGTAGTCGGACAGTTCCGGCACGACCTGGCAGAGCAGCGCGAGAGTGTTGTGATACTGCCTGTTCTGCTCATCGGTGTTCAGCCCGGCCGCTTCCAGTTCCTCCAGCTTGCCGATATAGGTTTCCGCGACGCCTGCCGCCGCCATGGTGGAGGTAACTGTATCGTTGTAGGTGTCCTTGGCTTCGTCCATCGCCTCGCGCATTCCGCGCGCAGCTTCGGTCAACTCCTTCACGGAGGGAACAGCGTCATTCGCAGCGGCGGTGGCAAGGGCTACGATGCCGGCTGTGATTGCAGCCACAGCAGCGGTCACGCCCATGATGACATTGACGCCGGGGATTGCCGCCGTGAGGATGGCGCTGGCGGCAGCTGCTACCTTTGCCGCGACCGCATAAGCGGCAAGCGCGGCAACGACTGCGCCTATGACCCCGACAAAGGCGGTGATTGCGTTGACCAGAGCAGGATTCTTCTTGATGAAGTCTGCGATCCCGTTCAGCACCTTCGTCCCCACGCCGTAGGCTTCGCTGAGCGCCGGGGTGTAGGCATCGCCGATTGCAACCTTGAGGTTGTTATAGGCGTTCTGCATCATAGTCAACCGGCTCTGCGCTGTGGCATACCGCTTGTTGGCTTCGTTGGTGAGAGCGGTATTCTGCTGCCACGCTGTATTCGCGGTGTCAACAGCGCTTGTCATCTGGTCTGCGGCCAGCCCCAGGGATTTGAGCATATTGCTCTGCCGAATACCGGTCAGCCCTAAATCCTCCAGCACAAGCACGGTGCTTTCGCCCTGTTCGTCCAGCTTTCCAAGACCGCCGATAAAGGAGGTCAGGGCGCTCATGGCGTCGTTTTTCCATGCGGCAGAGAACTCTTCGGACGACATTCCTGCGATGCGGGCGAACTCCGAAAGGTCATCGCCGCCCTTTGCAACGGCCTTCTCAATGGCGTTGAGAGTCTGGGTCATGGCGGTACCGCCTGCCTCTGCTTCAATGCCTACAGAGGACATAGCCGCCGCCAGAGCCATGATCTCTGGCTCCGTCAGACCGGCCAGCTTGCCTGCGGATGCCAGGCGCGTACCCATCGCCACGATCTCGGATTCTGTCGTGGCAAAGTTGTTGCCCAAATCGACGATGACAGATCCGAGCCGTCCGTAATTGTCCGTTGACATGCCGGTGATGTTGGCAAATCGCGCAAGCGCAGTCGCCGCCTCGTCTGCCGTCATGTTGGTGGCGGTACCGAGCATGGTCATGATCTCGGTAAAGTCCAGAAGTACATCCTTCTGGATGCCGAGCTGACCGGCTGCTTCCGCAACTGCCGCGATTTCATCGGTAGTTGCCGGGATTTCCGTAGACAGCGCTTTGATAGAATCCGACATTGCCGCCAATTCCTCGTCTGTGAGGTCTGTGGTCTTGGCGACGCCGGTGATGGAGCTTTCAAAATCCATAGACGCCTGCGCGCAGCTGGCAAAGTATTCGTAAATTTCCTTCAGCGCGACCGCAATCCCGGCGGCAACGATAGCCTCATGGACTTGGTTGAATGCCTGCCCAGCTTTATCTCCGAAGGTCATGGCCTTATCTGCGGCCTCACCCTGCTTCTTTTTCAGCGTGTCGATCTTGTCGGCAAGCTGCCCGGAACTCTGGGTGAGGTCGTCGGTATTGACGCCTGCTTCCTCCAGAGCTCCGCTCAGCGCATTCAGCTTTTCAGTCTGCTTTTCAAGCGAGGCGGAGGTCTTGTCGATCTGCAGCTGCTTTGCCAACAGCTTGTTCTTCATGTCGGCAGAGTCGTTGCCGGTTTCCTCCATCTCTCGCTGAATGTTGTCATATTGCTGCCGCAGCATTTCCAGCCGCTTCCGCGTCGCTTCCACGGCGGCCTGCTGCTTCTGGTAGGCGGAAATGTCCGCCTGCGTCTTGGAGAGGGCCTGGATCTCCTTCTGCATGGAGGCTATTTCCTGCTGTGCGGCTCTGAAAGTCTTGCTGTAGTTGCCTCCCATCTGCGCGTTGAGCTGGAATAGCATCTCATACTCTTTGCGACTCGACATATCGGCCCTCCTTTCCGATCACTTCTTCCCGTGCTTCTCTCTGGCTTCCTTCACAAGCTGATTGCTGACCTTGATCCACTTACACAGGGAGGGCAGCGGCAGCGCGAGCCAGTAGGGTACGGGGGTGCTGTTATTCTTTGCCATAATAAGGCATTGCTTGCGGAGCCAGATGCCGCCGTCGCCGGTTACAGCTCCGATGCCAGTAAAAAACTGCGGGCCTTGCTCCGCACACGGTTGAACTCGGAGATAGGCAGCGCGCGGAGCGCATCATCACCGAGGCGGCGCGGCCTGCCGCTTCCGTCAACGATGGTCGCGGTACAGGCGCGGGCAGCCATGCGAATCAGGAACTGCCCGGAGAAGGTCGGCGAAATGGTGGGCTTGCCGATAGCCTGAAGCTCGTCCTCGATGGCCAGCGCATCGTCGCCGGTCAGGCTGTCGAAGTCGAAGGTCAGTTCGGAAAATGTCTGCCCCTCGTAGGTGAAGGGCTTTTTCAGCTTCACGGTGAATGCGCTCTCGCTAATTCTGGCCTGCTCCTCAGCGGCAGCGAACTCGTCATGATCCACAGCGGTGGAAAAAGCATCGGGAGAAATAATATTCTTGTTGTCAGCCATGGTGAAACTCCTTTCAGAATTGAAAAATATGCCCGGAGCGGAAAACCGCCCCGGGCGAAATGTGGATTACATGCCGAGCGCCGTGCGAACAGGCGCCAGATAATCGACGCCGTTGATTTCGCACTTGAAATTCAGCGGATCGATCTCGCGCACCTTCTTGCCGTCGATGTAGGTCGCCCAGTAGCGAACAGCGTACTCGCCGGAACCGTTGGAGGGAGAGGCGGGGGCAACGGTGCCTCCCTTGTCGCTCTTGGGGATAACAACAAAAATGTGCTTCACAGCGCGCACGACAACCTCGCCTGCAACGACATCCTCGTCCTGCTGTGCCACGCGCAGGTCAATGGTGTGGCGGCGGGGCTCGGAGAGCTTCACGCTCTGCGCGGTGACGGTGCGGAAGTTCAGCCCCAGCGTCATCGCGTCGAAGTGGCCGAGGATGACCGCCTCCACATTGCCGGCAATGCCGGCGCCGGAGATAGACTGCGTCAGTGCGGTCAGGTCGGGCAGGGTCGCCTGCGCCATACCGACATACTCAACGCTGTCCTCGTAGACCTTGAAATTGATAATGCTCTGATCCATGTTTCAAACCTCCTTTTAGCCCTGCAGGGCGCTGGTGACATAGCTGGCGTCATACTCCAGCACGAAGTCGATCTCCTGAGCAGGAGAGGGCGGCGTCATGTAGACATGGAGTTTGATGATGCCGGCCATAAGGCTGGTCAGCGGATTCTCACTCTCCAGCATCTCCACGCGAGCGCCCAGCAGGTAGCCCATACCCACCAGACCGTTGAGCCAGATGTTGGCGGTGTCGAGGACCGTGTCGATCAGACGGCGATTCATCGGCTTATCCAGCTTGCTCCAGAAGGTCTTGACGAGCGAGTTGCCGACCCAGCCGAACATACGGCTGACGGGGATGAAGTAATCCTTGACGTCGGTGTTGGAGGGATAGCAGGCGGTGTAGTTGCCCCAGGCAACCCAGCCGCTCATGAAGTTCAGCGCGGTATCCACGCCGATGCCGTTGAGGTAGTTGGCCTGCGCCAGCGTCAGGTTGACCTCGGTGCCGTCCTCCAGGCAGAGGCCGTCGCACTGCAGTCCCTTGTTGGAGGGGGACTCGTAGGGGCAGCCGCCGTTGTCGGTGTCGACCTGTGCCATCAGACCGGCCATCTGGGTAGACAGGTGGAACTTGTAGTCACCAAGCTTCAGCATCGGCCAGCACGCGATCTCGTCCTCGTCGGCGATGTTGGCGGCGTTCTTCTTGGTGAGGACATCGGAGTAGCTGCGCGCGCCGGAAGCGCCGCAGTCGATGTCGATCAGCGCCTTGGCGGTGAACAGACCGTTGATGCTGCCCGCCTTTGCCGCCATCGCAGCGGCCACGGTGGACTGCTGGGAATAGCCGGGGGCGCAGAGCAGGTCTGGGACGACGCCCAGCAGGGTCAGGCACAGCTCTACATTCTCCATCGCGGAGGCGATGTCGGAGACGGCCACGGTGGATGCCTTGACCTTGTTGTAGGCCACGTTCACCTGCTCGGCGGAGTAGGCGCTGCCGGTGCTCAGCAACTCCACGATCAGATTCTCGCCGCTGTAGTAGGCGTTGTAGTCGGTGCCGGCCGCATACGCGCTGCCGGTGCCGCCCGCAGGCTTGATGACAAGGTTGGCGTCGTTGATGGCCTCGATGGGGAGCTTCACCTTGTGGTCGGAAACGGCGGTGTCAGCCGCCGCAACGGACTCCTTGGCGGTGGCAATGTCGAGGACATTGCAGAAAATGACAGGCTGGCAGGCGAACAGTTTGAAGTGCGAATACATGAATTCGCAGAGCGTGTAGGTCTTCCAGTCGTCGGAATAGCCGAGCTTTTCCACAGCCTCAGCCCAGCTGGTGCAGAGAACGGGAGTGCCGGCCGCAGCGGGATTGTCCGCCGCCTGGACAGGAGCCAGACCGACCACGAAGGGGATGCCGGACTCCGCCACGACAGGGGTGCTGACGCTGGTGGCCTGCTGCGAAACATATACGCCGTGGTTCATAGAATTTTCCTCCTTACTTCTTGCCCGCGGCCAGCTTGTGATAGTTCACATACAGCAGGTTTCCGGGCGTTTTGACTTTGATGCGGTCCTCCGGGAGCGTGGTGTCGCTCACGACCAGTGTAGCGATCAGCGGGTGCTTCTCGATGGCGGGGGCGATGGCGTCAAGGACCTCCTGCCGGCTGCCGCGATAGATGGTGCCGCGCTGGATCACGCCCATCACGGTCGGACCGAGATACACGCAGAAGCCGTCCGCCTTTGCGGGCTGTTTCTGTGCGGCAGACTTTTTCCTTGCAGCCTTGGGGCTGGCCTCGGCGGTCTGCTCCGCCGATTCGATGATTTTGTCAGTCATAAGAAACCTCTCTTTCAACTGCGGGGAGCTCCCATGTGGAGAGCATTTCCCCCACAAAGTAGGGGGCGGTGTCGTCGGGATAGACCATCGTTTCAAGCCCCGCGTCCAGGTCGAGGGTGAATTGATTCCCGATGACGACCTGCTTCAGCAGCGCGATCCGCATCCGCTCCATGAGGTTGAGCAGCATCAATCCGCCCTCCTGCTCGTCGTCGCTGTAGACGCAGCAGATGGAGCGGACCTTTGCCGTGGACTCCGCCCGCTGGCCCTGCGGCTGCCGATCCATGCCGGTGATGAGCTGGTGCAGCACATAGGGGGCTTTCTTGGTCGCGGCCGTGCCGTCCGGCAGGCGCATGAGGTAGATGTCCGCCGTGCGGTAGCCCTGTTTCTCGTCCGCCTTTTGAATGCGCGTCGGCATGATGAGGTCGGCGGTGGCCTCGCGGGTAAAATCCCGCAGCCGTTCCAGCAGAATGATTCGTGTCATGGCTCAGTCTCCCCATCCGTTCAGTACGCGCAGGATCTCATGCTCAATGCGCGTCTCATAGGTCTTGCGGATCGTCTCGTCCATCTTCTCAATGACCTCCTCGTTGCGCATCATGTGTCCGGTAGACGGGCCAAACTTCTGCTCCACGGGGAAGCGCGGCGCTCCGACGCGCTCGAATACAGCGGTCGGGCCGAAGATGTGCGCGACAAAGGCGTGCTCCAGCGTGGCTGCGCCGCCGTTGCGCTTGACCTGCGTCTGAATGGTGCCGTCCCGGGTGTAGGTGGTGTTGAAGGTCAGCAGCGGCAGCACCTTCCCGCCGAAGCTGATGCTCATGCTCAGAAGGCCTCCTGCGCCGCCGTGGATGCGGCTCTTGGCGTTGACATTCCGCATGAAGTCGCCCTTGGCAATGGTGTACTCTGCCGCGGCGAACTGTCCGGCGCGGGTCTTTGCAGTGTCCCCGGCACGCTTGAGCGCGGATGACGCGGCCTTGAACACGCCGCCCGGCACATTGGCGAGGATCTTGTTGATGCGCTCCAGACTAGCATCGCCGATCTCGTTGATGCGGATATAGCTCATTCGTCAATCGCCTCCAGTTCCACGCGCAGCATCCCCATCTCGCAGACGGAGGACGCAACATAGAACTCGCGGAAGAAGCCCCCGCCGCCCTCGCGGTCATTGATTTTGATGCGCTGGCCCTTCTCCGGCTGCGCCCCGCCGAGGTCGGACAGGGCGCAGTGGAGAACGGACGACACAAGATAAAGCCCCTGGGCATGGTCGCTCATCAGCTGGCGGCGGTCTTTCTCCTTCATGCCGGAAAGGACGATGGGGATGTCGCTGTAGGTCGCCCCGTCGTACTTGATGGTGCGCATCTCCGCAAACTCGCTGTTATTGAGGAAAACGCCGTGGTTGTCACGGGCTACCATGTCCTTGAAACCGCTCATACCACAGGCGCCTCCGCCCCGATCTCCGGGGGCGCTTCACTGTCGTCCGCGCCGTCCTCCTCGGAAATGGCATCCTCCAGAGGAATGTCTGTGATGGCAGCGATCAGCTGCGCCTTGGTCCTGAGCTTGGCAGTGTCGATACCCATGTCCTCGGCCAGCTCGCGGAGCTTGGCGTTGGTCAGCGACTGAAGCTGTTCGGGGTCAAGGTGCGCCGCTTCCGCGCCCTCTGCGCCGTTTTCATCCTTGGGCGGGTTCACGCCCGCACCATCAGCGTCCTCGCCGTTAGGGGGCGTTGCAACGGCGGGATCGGGCATTTCCTGCGCGGGGCGGGCGACGCCGAGGGCATAAAGGCGCTGGGCCTCCGCCTCCGGCACCTCGCAGAAGCCGCCGCGGTCAACGGGAATGGGGTGCTTTGAGCCCTCCGGCCTATGGCCGTAGGTGCCGCAGATGATCTCAATTCTTGTCATGACGGTCTCCTTTCCGCGTCAGCTTAGGACACGACTTCGGCCGCGTAGATGTACGGGCAGTAGTCGTGGGGAGCGGCCAGCGGACGCGCGCCCAGACGCAGCTTGCGGATGTCCGCATCCTGGTTCAGGGAGAACTTCGGAACGCGGGTCGCGGCATGGCTGGCAAAGGCGGTGGAGCCGTAGTCGATCTGGGTGATCTGACCGTACATCAGATGGCCGCAGCCGGGGGCGGTGACCATCGCAGAGGTGGCGGGGAAATACTTCTGCTCGGTGCCGTTGTCGTCGACATAGCTCTCGTCCACGGAGATCAGGCTCAGCTTGAAGCCGCCGAAGTTCAGCGTCCCCATGTAGACGACGCCCTCGTAGCGGCTCAGCTCCTGGTCGATGGTGCCGATGATGATGCCGCTGTTGCGGTCAAGCAGCTTCTGCACCTTCTCCATGTCGAGAATCGCGTCGGCTACATCAGAGCCGAGCAGCAGGTCGGCCGCACGCAGGCCGCGCTTGGAGAGCTTGCGGCACATGGCCTTCACATCGCCGAAGAAGTCGCCGCCCGTGGCGTTCCACTTGGCAGACACGGTATAGGTGTGGTCGCTGGCGTCATCGAAAAACTTGACATACAGCTTCTCGCCCTCGGTCTTGTCGTCGATGTAGGTCTGCATGGTGCAGGCGTTGTTGATCATGGTCTGGGCGCACATCCACTCCTCGCGGCGCACGATGCGGCGGTCCATGTCGGTCAGATCGTCCAGCTGCAGACGCGCCGCGCGCTGGGCGGGGGTGCTGTTGGCGTAGATCGCCTCGCCGAAGCCGCGCTTGGTCAGGTCGTCCAGCGTCAGCAGACGGGACGGCGCGATGAAAGCGGGCTGATACTCATGGATGGCATAGCCGATGCGGTCCATGGGGATGTCGCCGGCGCGGGCGGAAACGAACGCCGCCATTTTGCGGTCGCCCTTGCGGTACTCGGTCAGCACCTTGTCGCAGGCGAAGATGTCGCGCTCCCCGGTTGGGAAGTAGCGGTCGCGGAAAAAGGTCTGCTGAGGAACGATCTCCTCGGTGATCGCCATCAGCACATAGGTATCGAAAAAATTCAGTTCAGCCATTGGTGATTCCCTCCTTAGTTGGCAGCGGCAGCAGCCTTGAAGACGATGCCGCGCATACGCAGATTGTCCTTGTCACCCTCGGTGATGTTGTAGCTGGCCGCAACGGTCACCTTGCTGATGTCGAAGCAGCCTGCGGTATAGACCGCTACTTTCTCGTCGGCAGAGGCGCCAACCTCGATGTCGTCGCACAGGATGCAATCGGGGGTCAGAGTTTCGTTGCTTGCGGCAGTAGTGCCGAGAATGACCAGCTTGCCATCACCGGCCGTGCCGGAAGACTTGGCCAGGATGGTGCCGCGCTTGATGGTAGCGGCGGCAGACAGCTTGCGGATAACCGCACCGCGCACTTCGGGCGCGGGCTTGATGTCGGTGATTAGACCGTCAAAGGTCATCTCGCCGAGCTTTTCGCTCAGATTGATCATGTGTTAGCCCTCCTTCTTCTTGCCCAGCAGGTCAGCGACCATGCTGCGGGCGTTGCTCATGCGCGCCTCGGGGGTGGTAGCTTCCTTGCCATCACCATCCTCGGGGTCACCGTCTTCGGTTGCGGGAGCGGCGGGAACGCCGGCCGCACCGGACTCCTCACCGTCAGTCTGCAGGTCGGTCAGAAACTTTTTGCCCTGCTTCGCGGCGGCCTTTGCCGCGGCCATCAGCAGATCGGCGGCGGTGCAGGGCTTATCGCCATACTTGGCCTGCTGCACATCGGTCGGATTGAGCAGACCGGAAACCTCGTCGATTTCCTGCATACGCGCGCGTTCGGCCTGGATTGCGGTATTGACCGCATCGGTGTGATCGACGGAAGCACGGGCAGCGGCCTCCACCTGGGCGATTTCGTCCGGGTACTTAGCCCGGAGCTCCTCTAAAGTCATGGATACTCCTCCTTCGTTGCCGGTGTCTTCCGGCTGATTTGTATATGTCCCCTCCGGGGCGGAGGCCTCGGGAGTGACCGTAGGAATGTTGTCCGGGGCGAACATCCCCGGCGCAAGGTGCATCTGCCGACCGTTGACGAACAGACTGCGACCGTCGGCACTGGCGGCAATGCTTGTCGGCTCCGCGTCCTCAATCAGCTCGTCGGCAAAGCCTTTGTCGATGGCTTCACGTCCGGTCATATAGGTCGTGTCGGCCATCATGTGGGAAAGCACGGTATCGGAAAGGCTGGTCTTGCGCTTGTAGATCTCCACCTGCATCTTATCCCACGCTTCCTGCTGGGTAGCCTGCTCTCGGAGCTCATCGGCATTGTAGCCGCCCCAGAGGAAAGTCCAGCATTTGTGGATCATGATAAGGCTGGAGGGATTGACCTTGACGGTATCACAGGCGCACATGATGAGGCTGCCGCCGCTCATAGCCACACCGTCCACGACGCAAGTGAGCTTCGTTCCGTTCCTCGCCAGCTCGCGCAGACGATTGTGGATCATGTTGGATGCTCCAGCATCGCCGCCGTAGCTGTTCATGCGGATCGTGATGCTCTTGCAGGCCGCAATCTGCCCCAGATCTTCCAAAAACTCGTTGAGCAGAATGTACTGCCCCTCGATGGGCTCGCCCCA